AGCATTATCGGTCGTTTAAGCGTGGTGCTGGACATGTCCGTAATACGGCTGGTGCGATTCGGGATTTTGTTTCGTCTGTTGATCTGAGTGTTCCGGATGTGCCTGATACGTTGGGGGCGGAGGCTTCTACGGAGAGGGTGCGGTCGGCGGGGTCGTCTAGGGTGGCGGCTCGTAGGGATGATCTGGCGAGGGCTCGGGATCTGCTTCAGGTTGAGCGTGATCGGGCGATGCGTAAGATTTATAAGATGGCGACGTCGGATGATGGTGCTGATATTCGGGGGACTAAGTATGATCCTATTGGTAGGTCGGCTGTTGGAAGGGTTACGTTAAAGAATGCTGCAAAGGAACTGGAACGTCTTAGTGAGTTTAATAACTCTAGTAGTGTCTGGTATTATCGTGATAAGAATGGTGGTGCTATTCCAGCCAAGACTGTTAGAAGATACAGAGAGGCTGTTTTACGCTATAATGCTGACATTGATAGCTATGAACGAAGTGTTAGTGGAACAAAACTTCCTTATATGGGGGACATGACGGTTGGTGACTGGATCCGGGATTTTAAGCCGCAGAAGCAGTATCTTCCCGGAGGGTCCCACTACGCTCTTGAGAGAATGAATCCTGATAAGCGCCCCTCAAATTTTGAGGACGTTGAGGCAATGGTGGCTAAGACGAGGGCTGTTGAGGCGTCGTTGACGAAGGCTGCAAAGGCAGGGAAACTGACGGCGGCTAAGCAGCAGGTTGCTGCGATGCTGGATGTTATTGGGGATCCTGAACTGTATGACGTCCTGACAGAGATTCCTGATGATGTGCTGTGGTTGATGTGGACGGTGAATGGCGACTTCGCTAATCAGTTGTCTCTCATGTATGAGGCAGCTAAAGAGGGGTATGCTGATAAGCGTCGGGCGGGTGAAGATATTTGGTATGACGAGTATGAGAACGCTGATTCGTCTATCAAGTCACTACTTAAGGAAATTAAGTCAATTAAGATCAAGCCGGAGGACGATTTCAGTGCCTCGCCAGTCAACAAGCGACGCAAGGGGACACGGCGTTAAGCGCTCTCACAAGCGGGTCCCTAATTTTGTCGCGGATTTTGAAACTACCACGAGGGAGGAGGATTGTAGGGTATGGTCCTGGGGCATCATTAAGGTTGGTAAACTTGACAATTATTTTGATGGGACAACTATTGAAGGGTTTATGACTCATGTGGCAGAGCGTGCAGCAAATATCTATTTTCACAATCTTGCTTTCGACGGTAGTTTTATCATTGACTGGCTGCTGCGCAATGGTTACACCTGGACGAAAGAGTCTCCGGGCGTCAAGCAGTTTACGTCGCTGATCTCTCGGATGGGCAAGTTCTATAGTATTACGGTGGTTTTCGAGACGGGGTATCGTGTTGAGTTTCGTGACTCGTACAAGAAACTTCCAATGTCTGTCGCGGCAGTCGCGAAGGCGTTTAATCTTCATGATCAGAAACTGGAGATTGACTATGAGATGTTTAGGCCCGTGGGGTATATACCAACGGCGCAGGAGAGGCGGTACCAGCGCAATGACGTGGCGATTGTGGCGCAGGCGCTGGAGGTGCAGTTTAATGAGAAGATGACTCGGTTGACTGCGGGTAGCGACTCACTTTACACGTACAAGAAGATGACGGGTAAACTGTTTCTTCGCCGTTTTCCGATCCTCTCCCCCGAGATAGATACGGAGATCCGGAAGGCGTATCGCGGTGGGTTTACGTATGCTGATAAGCGCTATGCGGGGAGGTTGAATGGTTCGGGGAGCGTGTATGACGTGAACTCGCTGTATCCTAGCGTGATGCGAACAGCACTGCTCCCTTACGGCGACCCGGTCTTTACTGAAGGGCCTCCCGTTACGGACCGTCCCCTGTATATCGCGTCCATCACTTTTACAGCGAGGATCAAGCCTAATCACATTCCTTGCATTCAGATCAAGAAGAACCTGTCCTTTAACCCGACACAGTACCTGACTGAGATTTCTCACCCAACTACTGTGGTGGCAACCAATATTGATATTGAGTTATGGGAAAAACATTATGACCTTAAAATCATCTCATGGAACGGCACGTTTGAGTTTCGCGGCTCTCATGGCTTCTTTGATGAGTACGTTGACCATTTCATGGAAATTAAAAAGAACTCTACGGGAGGGTTGAGACAGATCGCAAAGCTTCACCTCAACAGCCTCTACGGAAAGTTTGCGACAAACCCTGACATCACAGGAAAGCACCCGGTCATGGAGGACAACCGGGTGAGCCTGAAGATGAATGAGATGGAGGTGAGGGACCCTGTGTACACACCTATGGGCGTCTTTATTACAGCGTACGCGAGGCTGAAGACGATCTCGGCTGCACAGGATGTCTACCCATATTTTGCGTACGCGGATACTGACTCGCTACACCTGGTAGGGCCTACCACTCCCCCGGAGGGGCTCTGGGTTGATCCTGTGGAACTAGGTGCGTGGAAGCATGAGGGCAATTTTAGTCGGAGTGTGTACGTGCGGGCGAAGCAGTATGCGGAGGAGATTGATGGTAGGATGGATGTTCATATTGCGGGTCTACCTCGCAACGTTGCCGCTAACCTCACGTTTGATGATATGTTGAATGGTGGTCAGTGGGATGGTAAACTTATTCCTGTAAGAGTTCCGGGAGGAACGGTTCTTAGAAACACGACATTCACATTGAAGCCATACGAAAGGGTTGGTTAAGATGGCTCGACCTGTTAGCACCAAGGCAACATTCAAGTATCGCATCGACAAGGTTGTTGCCAAGGATATCGAGGAACTGCACTGGACGCTGCGACGCAGCACGTCAGACCTGGTGCAGGACGCGATTATTGAGTATATCGCCGCACATGCCCCCAAGCCAGAGAAGTGACTAGCGGCTCACGAACAGGACGCAACCTAATGAACTGGGCTGTTTGTGGAACGGGTAGCGGCTCCTGCTAGCACTACCTGGATATTGGGTAACATGATAGGCTGGAAGCGTAATGCTTCCAGCCTATCTTTATTGGAGGAGTAATGAGCGATCCGGACTATAAAGTGACTTTCGGCGACAAGGTTGGTCGTACCTTCCGCGACATGAAGGACGGCATTGTCAGCCTCTTCGAGCCCGATACTCCCGAGGAGAAGAAGAAGAAGGCTGAGGAGGCGAAGGGGCTCGAGGCGGCGAAGAAGCGCGAGAAGGAGCGTCACGAGCGCAACAAGATGTCCCCTGCCGAGCAGGAGGCCGCCCGTAAGGCTGACCTGGATCCTGCTACCCAGGCGAAGGACGTCCAGGAGCACAACAAGGCTGTCGAGGGCATGTCGGACGAGCAGAAGAAGGCTCTGGACCTGCCTGAGCACGCTGGCGATCAGCATGCGTACGACCCTGGGGACACTGACGGTAACGGCGTTGAGGTGTCCAAGGAGAAGGGGAATCTTGCTGACACTGATGATCTGAAGCAGTTTGGCATGGCCGCTGAGGCCGGGCAGGGCAAGGACTACTACAAGGACACCAAGGCTGCGTGGGACCATCTTAAGTCAGTGTTTGGGGACAAGGTGTCTGCGCTTCAGAACGAGATCGAGGGGCGTCTGACCGAGATGACGACTCCTACTGACCGTGAGACGGGGAACCCGTTTGCGGGTGATGACGTTCCAGCGTCAAAGGAGATGGACTACGGTGACTTCAAGGGGGCGATCCAGAAGGACGTGGATGATGCCAAGGCCGTAATGGGCGGCATTGGGGATGTTGGTCTTGAGGGGCTGAAGACTGCTGGGGCCGCCATGAAGGATACTGGCGGGCTCCTGGCTGACAAGATGGGTTACAATAGTAAGGATCTAGATGATGCTAAGCAGACCCTGAAGGATGTTGGATCCCTTGGCAAGTCTCTTTCGGGGCTAGGAGGACTTTTCGCCACAGACAATTCTTCAGAGAGCAAGGTTCCTGACGGGAACTGGAAGCCTAAGTCAATTAACGACCTTTTTAAGTAAGGAAACATATTATGCCTAATCTTCGCGATGGCCTCAATAACGTTGATATTGCCAACGCCATTCGATCGGATGCTCGCCGGGAGTACCAGGAGATGGTGCCTGAGGCAACCAAGGCCAACATCCACGACACACTGTCCAACATCATGTCGGACAACATCACCCGCAACCTCTTCATGGACTCTCTTGTCAACCGCATCGGGTCCACGATCGTGCGTGACATGGTGTGGAAGAACCCCCTCGCGGTATTCAAGCAGGGGTTCATGGACTTTGCTGACACGATCGAGGAGGTTCACCTCGACATGGTGAAGCCGACTCTCTACGACCCCAACCGGGACTCGCTCGAGAAGGACGTCTTCGGTCAGGCTCGAGCCCGTTCCTACTCTGCCTTCCACACTACGAACAGGCGCGAGAAGTTCAAGATCACCATCAACGAGATCGAGCTGCGCAGGGCGTTCCTCAACGAGCAGGGCCTGTCGAACCTCGTGTCGGGGATGATGGCGGCCGTCTCCACCTCCGACGAGTGGTCAGAGTTCCTGGAGATGTGCTCCCTGATTCGCGAGTACGAGAACACGCACGGGTTCTTCCACGTGCAGATCCCTGACCTGAATGTTCTGGTTTCCAGCAAGGATCAGACCGACAGCGCGATCAAGGCGCTTCAGGTTGCGGCCAACAAGATGATGTACCCGACGCGGGCGTACAACAGTCAGGGTGTGCCGTCGTTCGCCAAGCCGGAGAACCTGGTTATCATCGCGACTCCAGAGTTCCAGGCGAACATTAACGTCACCTCTCTGGCGGCGGCCTTCAACCAGGAGCGTGCGGGCATGCCGTCGCACGTGATCACGGTCCCGAACGAGAGCCTTCAGCTAGACGGTATCTCCGCGATCCTGACGACGAAGGAGTTCTTCCTCATCAAGGACGTGTTCGTGGAGAACCGTTCTATGGAGAACCCTGACGGGCTGTACAACAACTACTGGCTGCACCACCACTCGATCCTGAGCCTGTCACCGTTCACTCCTGCGATCGCCTTTGGTACCAAGCCTGAGACGAAGATCGTGGTTCAGGCGGCTAAGAACGCTGAGATCCAGGGCATCAAGGTTGGCACGCAGGATGGTAAGCACAACGTGACGCCGAAGCCTGGCGAACTGCGCTCCCTGGAGATTGACTGGAAGACTCCGCTTGCTGAGGGTATTCACCCGGCTATCGGCTGGTCGATCAGTGGGCAGAAGTCCAAGAAGACCCGCGTCTTCAACAACACCCTGGTTGTTGGTGACGATGAGGTGAAGGGTACTGAGATCACTGTGAAGGTTACTGTCGACAATCCCGGCGCTGACGGCAACAAGCCGCTGACGTCCTCGACCACTATCACGGTGTCCTGATACACTGGACCATAACCGCCCCACTATCCCAAATGGGATGGTGGGGCTTTATGGTTGAGAGGAGAAAGCGTTGAGTCAGATTAATGAGATGCCGCCTGAGACCGGGGCAGGGCTTTCGTTTGACTACTCGGTATGGTCTGCGGGGTCTGTTCTCAGGATGGTTAACGTCCCGTTTGACAACACCTATCGTGACATTGTTGACTGGACTCGCTACGGGTCGCCTAAAGACTATGTGGAGTCGTTTGAGCACTCTCAGTCGGTGCGCCTAGATTCAATGACATACTTGGCTCAGGGGCGACCGATTAGGGTTCCAACGCCTTTTTCGCGTGCTGTGCAGTTCAACTATGTGATGGTGACTAATCCTGGGCGACCGTCATCGGCGTTTACGGCCGACTATCAGCCAACCGTCTTCTTCTATTTCATTACAGATGTGCAGTATCTCAATCCCGGCACTACGCAACTTGTGTTGCAACTTGATGTGTGGACTACTTATTATGACCGGGTTGAATTTGGTCGGGGCTTTCTCGAGCGGGGCCATATGGGCATTGCTGCTACTGACTCCTTCGATGATCACGGTCGCACTTGGTTGACTGTTCCTGAGGGACTTGATCTTGGTGGTGAGCACATGGTTGCTCGTAACTATCGCAAGGTTTTGGGGGACATTCAGAACAAAAAGTATGATGTGATTATTACGTCTACTATTAAACTTGACGCCCCCTACGGGTCGCGCACCTCGCCCTCGATGATTATGGCTGACGGGTCTGACATGGAGGGGCTTCCCAACTCTGTAGACATTTGGTGGGCTGATGCTGCTGGCTTCGCTGCTGGGATGAAGTATCTTGCTGACTACCCCTGGATTGCTCAGGGGATTGGTTCTGTTACCCTGGTCCCGAAGGGGATGCTTAAGGGGGATGGTGCTCGCAAGGTGCAGCTGGGTAGTGTGTCCTGGTGGGCACTGACAAACCCTGGCGTTGAGAATAAGCGGGGGTACTGGATTACGCATGAGAATTTCCGCGAGAATCTCATGCGGCTGGTGCTGCCTGAGTATTCCGAGTTGAAAAAGTTTTGCACTGCGCCATATACAATTTTACAGTTTACTACTTACACGGGCAACCCAATTGAAGTTCGCCCAGAGTCACTAGCTAGTGACGACATCGGGTTTACCGCATGGGTGCATCTTGCGCCGCCTATGCCCCAGATTCTCTTTTCTCCAAACTGGTTGAACAGGCATCCGCGAGCCGATGTAATTGATGTGGACGCTGCCACCTGGACTCAGCAGACGGGTGAGGAACTGGATGTTGCGACAGGCTACCAGAGCCTACCGACGTTTGCGGTCCTCAATAATTCTGCGCTTAACAACTTGGCCTCGAATGCTCACACGATTGCGCAGCAGTATAATGGCGCCAGGTGGGCTCAGCAGCGTGCACAGAGGGCAGCAACGGCTAGTCGGGATATTGCTAATGCGGGAATTGCGGCGACTCAGGCGGGCGCCGAGAACTCGATGTGGGGCAACAGCGCAAACGCAGACTCACAGTCCCGTTACAACAACATGCGTGCCACGGTGTCCGCCGTGCAGGGCGGGATGACCGCCCTGGGTGGTGTGATGGGCCTGAACGCCCAGGCTGTCGGGCAGGGGCTCGGACAGGCGGCCACCTCTCAGGTGAATGCCATGATCAGCAACAGTCAGGCGCAGTCGCAGGCGCATATTCAGAATCAGCTGGTGTCGGGGCAGTCGCAGATCAGTCAGCAGCAGCAGCGTGCTGTGCGGGACACGAACTATGAGTTAGCACAGTTCTCTGCTAACGGTGACTATGAGAATGCGATTGCGTCTGTCAACGCTCAGGTTCAGGACATGCAGGTAATTCCGCCGTCAGTTGTTGGGCAGACCGCGGGGACTGTTACCCCTATGGTTGCCTATCAGATGTCATTGGATTGTCGCGTTCGCATGCTGTCGTTTAACTCGATGCGGCGTATTGGGGATTTCTGGCTTCGTTATGGCTACAATATGAACGTCTGGGTAAGTATGTCTAAACTCTCCTTGATGTCGCACTTTACGTACTGGAAGATGTCTGAGTGCTATCTGGTGCGCGCAAACATGCCTGAAGCCTTTAAGGGTACAATTAGGGGCATCTTCGAGAAGGGGGTTACCGTGTGGAAGCAGCCGTTCAATATCGGTAGGACGAATGTTAGGGAGAACCGGATCGACACGAGCGTAAAGGTGAAGTTAAGTGAGTAAAAACAATGATTTTGTTTCTCGCGAGTTCTACGGGAAACCTGGGGCTCTAGTTTCAAGTAGCGCAGAGAACCGGCAGATGGTTCTGCAAAACATGTACTTCCGTCAACTAATGGGGAAATGCATGTCGCGGTTTACGTGGGAGGGGTTGCCGAACGACATTGACCCCCGATTTATTGAGAAAACCATTTTCAGTAACGGCTTCAGCGTCTTCTACTTCGACACCCTCCTGGAACTGTTTATGTCCATGCCCGCCACGCCAACGGGCATGCTCGACATCCAGGACAACCCCGTTAGGTATGTTGTCACACGCAACGGCGTCTACTCCCGAGAGGTGGCCGCCAACGACTGTGTAACCATCTGGGGCAACCAGACCCGCATCAGCGACCTCGACATCGTCCGCATCTACTCCGAGCGACTTGCTCTCGTAGACAGGACCATTGAGATCGACCTGCTCAACGAGCGCAACCCCATGATTGTCGCGTGCAGCAACGACCAGAGGCAGACCATCACCAACGTCATCTCCAAGATCTACGACGGCGAGCCCGTCGTGTGGGGGACCGAGAGCATCGCCATGGACAACCTCGCTAACACGATCGGCGTCTTCCCGCTCAACCAGAACGCCGGTGCGGGTGCGGTCTCGTCGATCAAGCACATGGAGTCCAAGGCAAAGATCTGGGGCGAGGCGCTCACGATGCTCGGCATCATGAACGTCAACAGCGAGAAGCGTGAGCGTATGGTCGTCGAGGAGGCCTCGGCCAACAGCGGGCAGGTGCTCGCGTCCAGGGAGCAGTTCATGAAGCCTCGCGAACTCGCGTGCGAGCAGATCAACGCCAGGTTCGGGCTCAACGTCTCCTGCACCTGGGCCGTGGACGACAACGCGACCCCGGACCTGAATGACGCGCTTGCTATGCAGAACATGACACAGCTAGGAGGGGACGATGCCGACGCATACGCTCAGGCTTAAGGATGTTGACCGGATCACCAAGGGGCACTGGGGGCTCGACAGGTACGAGATCTTCGATGAGTCGTACCGGGAGAAACTGAACTCGCGCATTAAACGAGAGTTCTGGCTGAACGAGATCGGGCACGAGACGATCGATATCTTCATCTGGCGCCTTGAACTCAAGATGGACCTCATTATGCCCCGGTACAACCGCATGTACATGGCTGAACTGCAGAACACGGACCCGCTCGACGGTGGCACAGCATCTAGCAGGACACGGCAGTGGGGCGACTCCAGCAACGACGGCACCAACACGAGTTCCAGCAACGGGACGGGGTCTGGTAGCAGCAAGGGCCGGACCGTGGCCTCGGACACCCCGCAGACTCGACTGGCAGGCAACGCTGACTACGCGTCGTCACTGTCCGACGCAACCAGCGAGAACAGCAACAAGTCGTCGTCTACCTCCGCAGGCTCCACCAACTCTCGTAGCCACTACGACAACAACCAGAGCAGCGACTCCCAGCAGCGTGGGGGCAAGGCTCAGATGATCGCCCAGTACAGAGGTACACTGGTTAACGTGGACAACTTCGTCATCGAGGAGTTGCGGGATCTCTTCCTTGGCGTGTGGGATGTTGATCGGCCGCTCACGCACTCACCACTTTATGGAGGTTACTATGCCTAATATTAATGACATCATCAACTCTATTGACCGTGCGATGTGGAGGATCCAGGACTCGCGCGTCAATAACGTTACGCCCTTCACCTACCGCGACGGACTCACGTACCTGGAGGTGTTGGAGCGGATTCGGGGAGCCGTCTCCGAAACCATCAACTATGTTGGGGAGTTCGGCGAGGAGCAGAAGAAGATCATCGCCAGCATGAACGAGAAAGTTACAACGTTCATTGCAGAGATGGAAAAGACTCATGATGGCTGGAACAAAGATATTGAGTTGAAGCGTAAAGAAACACTCGATACGATCGAGGCGTTTAAGAGCCGTCTCATCGCAGTTGCCCTAACACCTTCCAGGTCGTCTCGTTACAACCTTGACAACGCCTTTGTTGGCGCCCAGATGATGGATGGTCGGACACAGTACATGGCAACCATCAACCTGACCGAGAAGATGGAGGGGCGGATCGACGCTGCCAGCAAGAAGATTGATGATCAGATCGCTGCGCTCCCCAGCACGTACTACAACAAGACATATTTGGACAGCGAGTTTCAGCGAGTTGATCAGTATGATCAGGCCGTTATCATCGGCTCCTCGAACGTCAAGACTGATGGGGGCAGGTGGGCAACTCAGCTGGCGACTGAGTACGGATTCAAGAGGGCGCACAACTACGGCATTGGTGGTGGTGCCTTCACCAGCGCACAGGGTGCTCGTTTCGACACTCAGATCCAGAACGCGTACCGGGCGCTTGGCGACAACAATCAGCGGGTTGGAGGAGTATTCATCATCGACATGCTCAACGACATCCGCGCTATGCACAACGTCCAGCAGATGGCCGAGGTGTGCGCGGGGATGATTGAGACGTACTGGCCTCACGCTAAGGTGTACTGCATCCCGGTCATCTGGAATGACAGTAGTCTCAACTCAGGTAAAATGAGTGAGTCGATCCAGGCGCGCACCAGTGAGTTCATGTGGGCGTTCAATAAACTCTCCCCCGCCATCTGTGAGGGGTCTCTGTCCTGGTTCCACGGCGACAGTAGCGTGATTCGCGGGAATGACGAGGTGCATCTCACCGACGACGGCTACCAGCAGGCCAAGCGTTATGCGCTCGGCTGGCTGCGAGGAGGAACCTCCTGGAACGACTACGGATGGCGCGACCTGTCTCCTTGGGGTGAGGACGCTAACGGGCTCAAGAAGTCGACCATGACCCTGCGCATCAAGCGGGAGCACACGAACGCCTACATACGCGGATGGTTTGAGGTTATTGCTCCACTAGGGGCGGACCACCCGATCTGGTCTATCCCTAGATGGGCAACCCCGTACTCGAACCAGTACTTCCAGGGAATGACGCCTAGTCGTGAGTGGAAGACATTCTATGTAAACACTGCTGGACAACTGGTATCGGCCGATCCCCTTCCTGTCGGAACTCAGATCTACATCTTCTCCCAGTGGGGAGTGTGGTGATATAGCCGAGTGAGCCTCCTGCTACACTTGTAGTGGGAGGTTCACTTATGGCATGGGATGAGCAACATAAGAAAGTTGCTATTAAGGTAATCGGTACCGTTGAGTCCAACATGGATTATGGTGCAATTAATTACAACGACCCGGTCACTGTAGGAATCGCACAGTGGTTTGGGACACGCGCCGCAGGACTGCTGCACTCTATTCGTAACACGCAGCAGTGGCAGCAGAAAATGAACGGGAGCACCCTCGATATTAACGGGCTCTCTCGCCACACTGCGAGCGACCCCTGGTGGAACACGTTCTACCTCTCACGCGCCTATGATGTGTCCCTGAGGGAGTGCCTCAAAGCCAACAGTGCGACCCAGGACGCTCTCCTCGTGAAAGACATTGAGGGCTACACTGCGACCGCAAATCAGTATGGCCTTGACCACAACAACAACACCGACGCGTTCATCCTGTGGGCGTGCGCGTACCACCAGAGCCCCCGCCAGGCGCTGCGCGTGCTTATGCGTGGAGGCGGCAGCATGGGGCTACGGGCCATGTACTCAGCCATTCTTGCAGATGATGTCCTCGGACAGTACAAAAACCGCTACGAAAAGGCGTACGCCATCATCTCCTCGGGTGACACAAGCGGTGTGGGTAGTGGTGGCGGCGCTAGCGGTGCTGGCGTTGGCAACGGGGGAACCCTCAACGCCAACGGAGATCAAGAGATCACCATTGAGGGCGGCGAACTTGTGGTCCAGACCGACAACAGCAATGTGATGTTCGCGCAGACTAAGTTCGGAAACGTCAACCTCTACCCATGTGGCATCAATGCCTGGAAGGCCAACCTCAACGACATCAAAACATTAGTTAATGTTGCTGTCGAACAAACTGCGGCACAATCCGGAGGTGGAGGTGGAGGTGGTGGAGCAGGCGATGGTTCTGCTGGAGCCAAGGCTCTTGCCTGGATGAGGTCCCGAATCATGAAGTTCGCCTACCGGCAGGCTCCTGGCCGGCTCGACCCTGACCGGTCGGGCTTCACCGACTGCAGCGGCAGCATCTACCGCGCCTACATGGACACGTCAGGCATCAACCCCGGAACCTGGACCGGCGACATGTACTTCCGCGGCACCGCTGTCATTCCTAGGGGCAGTGGCACTATGAGCGCCGCTCAGCAGGCAATGCTCAAGCCTGGCGATCTCATCGTCATCTCCTGGGGCGGTGGCTACCCGCACACAGACCACGTGGAGATGTTTGTGGGTCCGGGACAGACGATCGGACACGGCGGTGACGGGCCCGGACCCCATATCAACTCTATTGGCATGCTCTCAGGGGCGGCATGGTGGACGGTGAGGCGTCATGGTTAAAAAGAAGTTCAGCTACTACTCGTTCTCGAACGTCCTCTCGTACGGGGGCGTCTACAACATGATCATGGGTGCTCGTGGTCTTGGTAAGACCTACGGCGCCAAGAAGATCGTTATCAGGAACGCGATCGAGAAGGGGCAGCAGTTCATCTACCTGCGCCGCTACAAGACTGAACTCCGGGGTAGAAACTCATTCTTCGCTGACATTCAACAGGAGTTTCCTGACCAGGAGTTCCGGGTAGAGGGGCAGTTTGCTCAGCGTAAGGTAGGCAAGAGTTGGGAGACGATCGGGTACTTCATTCCCCTCTCAACAGCGCAGGCGAACAAGTCAATCGCTTACCCGAACGTCTACACGATCATCTTCGATGAGTTCATCATCGACAAGGGGAGCCTACGTTACCTGCCTGACGAAGCAAAGGTGTTCATGGACTTCTACTCCACGGTGGACAGGTACCAGGACCGTGTGCGCTGCCTTATGCTCTCGAACTCTGTGAGCATCATGAACCCATACTTTATTCGGTTCCATATTGAGCCGAGGGCGGGCATTACTCGTCATGCTGATGGCTTCATCGTTACTGACTTCGTTGACTCTAAGGAGTTTGCGAACGAGGTCGCACATACGCGGTTCGGGTCCTTCGTTGTTAATCATGCTGAAGACTACGCCGACTACTCCATTAACAACGAGTTTGCTGACAACTACGATGACTTCGTCATGAAGAAATCTGGAAAAGCCCAGTACCAGTTCACTCTCCGAACTCCCCAGGGAACCGTCTCCATATGGGTTGACGGCGGAACCTGGTTCGCCCAGAAACGTCTTCCCCGCGGACCTCAGGTAAGATGGGCCTATAAGGTAAACGACCTTCGAGAGGGTGAGAGACTTTTGCTGTACGGCGACAAGATTCTGTCAATAATGCGCACCATATACCGCAAAGGCCGCTTATTCTCTGACTCCCCAGAAACTAGAAACATGTTTGCAGAGATATTCGTACGATGATAGAAATCCCTAAACTCACGATCGACATTGCGGTAGTCACCGGCATTATCGCCCTCACCGGCCTCCTAGGACGCCTCATCTACCGCATCAGTCGATACCTCGACCACATGTCATGTATGCTAGACGCCTGGGAGGGAACTCCCGAGCGACCTGGCGTCCTGGAACGTCTAGATGACATCGAGGACAAGATAAACGACGTGCAGTACCACGTAAAACCCAATCACGGCGGGTCATCAATAGACGCCCAGAACCGCCAGATCGCTGA